TCAGTCATCGCCTGACGGGGCAAACATATCGACCTGACGACGCGCCATATCATCCTTACGCACCGCCTTCACAATTTTATAAATCCACTGAAGCGACACCCCCCACTTACGCGCCAGGTCGCTTTGATTGGTGCCGTTGAACTCCTCATAGATCAGCCGATCCCGCCGACTCAACTTACCCGCTAGTCCCATCGGAAAATACACATTCTGCCCACCCCAATGCGCCGCCATACGATCGGCGACCTCCTGGGCCACATGGCGAGCAGAACCCTCATCCATCGACACCAACTCCTTCAGCGAAGCCGCAACGTGTTCAGTCAGATCAACCAGCAACTCCGGCCCCTTGCTTCGGAAGTCACTCATACATCCACCACCGCAGCAGGGCCAGACTCATAAATCCTGCTCCTTCACCAACGAAAGCCAAGCCACATCAACACCCCGAACCGTCACGGTGTTACAGGTAAATTGCCCCGCAGGAACATAGCGAATCCCCCGCAACTGATACCCGAACCGCTCCATAAACAGCTCGACACTGTCCTCTTCGATAAAAATCTTGTTATCCAGCAGCACCAAAAGCTTGATCGAAATACCGGTCTCACGGATTTCGCGAGTCAACTCATTAAAAGCGGAAAGCCTCGCCGGGAATTCCTCAGTCAAAATGCTCAACGGTTCAGATAACGGCGTACCAGCCGGATTCAAAGCATCCATCTCACACCCCCTTAACGACATCGGCAGTCACCATCGGCACCCCAAGCTGAACAGCCAGATTCATCGCCGCGATAACCAAATTGCCGATCGCCAAGGGGTAAAGCAGCGATACAGTCACGTCCCGTCCTCCATGACGTGCTGGCTGGGACAGCCGCGCAGCAATCGCCTGAATACCACCCTCATCAATGACCTCGCCGAGCGCTTTGCCCGCCCGGTCAAAACGGAACGTCAAAAACTCCTTCAACCGCGAATGCTCAACTGGCGTCAGCGTGACCCGCTCACACCGCTGCACCACCTCACGCACATCCGCATTACGCTCACTCAACTTCACCCCCAGCTCAGGCTGGCCAATCATGATAATGCTCACCAACTTAGTGAACCCGACCTCCAACTCCAGAATGCGCTTAAGGTGCTTAAGCGTCGGAACGGGCAAGCTGTGCGCCTCCTCAATCACCAGACAATGGCGATACCCGGCCGCATGCGACTCCTTCAACGCCTTATGCAACTGAGCGAACCGAGCCTCAGGACTGCTCTTGGGCTTAGCCAATGGAGCGACGGCCGCCATCATCGACTCGGCAATGTGCGTGCTTTTCAGCGACTTACCCTTAACGTCGTTGTCCTCGGACGCCAACACATACGGCTCAATGATCATCACCGGGTCATTGTTTTCGGCAATGCGATTCACCAAATCCCGGCGAAGCGTACTTTTGCCAGCCCCCGATTCCCCCTCAACCGCCAGGAAACCACCATGGCGAGCCGTCTGATACATCACCTCACGCACATACCGAATATCCGGGCTCACCCACATATCCTGCGCACACTGCAACTCATCAAACGGGTCCCGAAACAAACCAAAAGCCTTACGAGTCATCGCCTGTAACGTCTGCTTTGGCAGCAACATCAAATCGTCCTCCCCGGACGGCACTTTCAAAAGGGCCCGACCGGCCGTGTTAGCGCACGGCGGGTCCACATCATCAAACGCATGGGCGACAGCGACATCATTGGCCCCTGACTCAGTCAAAAACACCCGAATACGTCCCTTTAACTCGTCACAGTTCAGGCTGCGCGGCCAATACCCGTGATTCACCAACTGAGCAACCGTCGCACCGCTCAAGCGTAGTGACTTGGCCAACGTCGATTGAGGCTGGCCCACCGCCTGCAAAATCTGCTTAAGCTTCAACATTACTCACCTCCACCCGACGACCGAACCAGGCCGAACGGATTGCGCGGGACCTCAACAGGTCGTTTCAACTCAGCCTCAACGGCGTCCAGCTGCTCCTCAAGAACACCTTCGGGAAAACGCTCCTGCAACCAGCCAAATGTCTGCGCCGTCCAAAGTTGACCAAGCCGCGGACGTAACAACTTCGCCGCCTCAACATGACTCAGAGGCACACACTCAACGGACGGCGCATTAACATTCAAGGCAATGCCGCGCCGTGGCAGATAAGCCGGCAGCACCGTATCGTTCACGTGTTTATGTGGATCAATCAGCCCACCAAACGGCACGGCCTTCGCCTTGCGGGCAGCCTGCGCATCGGCCTCATTCGTCGTCCCCGTCGCCAACTGCTCCAACACCTTGCGCGACACCTGGGCCGGCGTCTCAGCATGGCGCTTATACCGCTCACCAATCATCGCCGCCGTCTCAGCAAACCCAAACGCATTCACCCCAATGCGCTCAATCACGTGATACCGCTCACGCCCGTCATCACCCACCAAAACTGCAATCGCCGAATCCTTATCCCGCCAGCAATTGTGAGTGATCAGCAGCTTTTCACCCACCATCACCCCCGGCACCGAACTCACATCAAACTGCGCCCCCCGAAACGAAACCCGCAGCAAATTGCTCACCTTGCGGTTTTCCGGCGTACTCACCGCCAACTCGCGACACACCTCAACACCCGGGGCCAGACGCAACTGCTCCTGCGTAATCAACTGCCAAACCCCATACCGAGTTCGCCGCGTGCGGGTATGAATAGACGTCCCATTGAAATACCGCATCCACTGACCGGCCCAGGCATTAATCTGCGCCAGACTGCTCGCCGCCTGAAACTTCAAAGCACTTTCAAACTCCCGCTCAACAAGGTTGTGCGCCTGTTCAACCTGACCCTTGGCCCGCGCATTACCGACCCGATTGATAATCAAATCAATCGATAAAACCCGGCATAAATTTCTGAAAATGCCACTCGTCATCGCCGCCCCGGGGTCCGTCATCAACACCCAAGGCACCCCATGAAAAGGGTCTGACTCACTGCGCTTCTGCATCGCATTAATCAACACACTGCACAGGTTCTCAGCCGACTCCGCGCCCAACACATACTCCACATACAGCGTGCCGCTCGTGTGGTCCGTGATCACATACCGCCACAGCCGCTGGCGTTCGATCTTCTTCAGATTGGCCGGCTTACCGTCGTAAAACTCAGCCTTATTCATCACCCGAGCGCCGTCATCGGCCAGATAAAACTGCGTCGAAATCGACGCATCAATCTGCCAAACATGATTAGGATGCTGGCTGGCCAACGACACCGCCGGGGCGTCTTGCAGTAACTGTTCGGGGTGCAATTTATAACCGCGCAACGCCCGGCTGATCGCGCTACGGCTCAAAGGCCGAAACTCCCCCGTCTCCTCATCTAACCGGCCAGCCTTGATCAGACTATTACTGCGCAAGCGCTCAACAGCCCGCACAATCGTCGACAACTGCTTATCGTTAGCCCGAATCGACTCCAACAACACCGCCGAAATCAACCGCGCCTCCTCAATCGGCAACGCGCTACACCCCGAATCACTGCGACGTTTACGCGGCTTAGCCACACGCACCGTCTTCAAATGGCGCTGTAGGGTTGAAATAGAAACGCCCATCGCCATCGCACCGGCCTGATAGATAGCGGTACGCTCGCCGTGCGAAGCGGCATCAATGCGCTGTGCGACCTGCATCAACAGCTGAATGTGGATCGGACTCATCGATCAAGCTCCACTGGCGTCAGCCAAGCCGCGCCATCCACCAGATCAACCAAATTGAACTCACTGCGAACCGTCCCCAGCGTCACCTCCAACTGCCGAATCAAACCGGACTTAAAAGCACGGTGATCCTCGCCGTCGACAGCCAACGCCCCAAGCTTGGCAAACCCCTCACGCAACGGCCCCAACACACTGGCCTCCGCCTCATAAGCAATCGCCGCCACTTCCCCGCGCAGCGCCTTCGCCGCCTCATCCGCCGGCATCGCCTGAATCCGCTTACGCGTGCACTCCAACTCCCGCCGGGCCTTATCCAAATCAACAGCCTTCTTCGCCATCACCTCACTTTGCGCGGCGTAATCAGCACTCGACTCATCAAGGCGCCGACCCAGTGCCTCCTTCTCCTTGGCGTGCCGGGCAATAATCTCCTCGGCCAGCTCAACAAACGCCTCCTTATCACCGGCCTTCGCTACCTCAATCAGCGCCGCCTGCTGGTCCTGCGGCAACCGCCGGTATTGACCCAACTCCCGGTAACCAATCCCCATCCGCGACATCGACTCCAACGCCTCCTCACCGAAGGCCCGCACATTCGCAATATCCCGATCCACCTGATCAACCGAACGGCCCAACAGCCCACAAAACTCAACCCACGTACCACTCAACAACCCTGCACCGTGCAGACTCTTACGCCCGGCCATCCCCCGATACAGCTTGTTCTCCTTCACAAACGCCAACTTCGAAGTCCGCACCGTGCGGGAAAACTCCTCAAACGCACCGGCCATCTGCGCCTGGCCCAACAACTGATTCACCAAGTCCCGTTCATCACTGTGCGAGGCGTGCAGCGCTGCCATCGCATTCTGATCAGCCGTCAACATCGCCCCATTCAAAGCAGGCAACACCAGCGCCTCGGCGGGAGAGCTCTTCGTCCGTGCCATACAACCTCCTTAAACGATCGACCCAGCGGCAATCCGCTGATTGATTTCCTGCATACGCCCCGTCAAACGAACCATGTGCTCGGCATGTGCCTGCGCGATCTGCAACACACCCACCGAATGCGCAAAGCGCCCGTTATCCAGCTTCACCGCCAGACCTTCCTCAATCAGCGTCTGCATCGCCCGCGTGATATTGCAGGGGCTGTCCTGCGTCAAAAAAGCCAACTCCGAATTACTCAACCCCGTCACCGTGTGCCCCTTCAAAGCCTTCAACACACGCAACACCCGCGCAGCAGCCGACACCGTGCGATTCATAAGCTCGCCTCCGGCCCAAACAATTCAGGTAAATTGACACCCTCAATACCAATGGCATTAATCGGCGGACGGGACAGGCCCGTGTTGAAAACACTGAAAACGGTGTGAGTTCGTGGGTTTTTTGTAGGAAATCTCTTTTTTTGCCCTGCACACGCACACAGCAGGGGTTTTAAAGCGGTAGATTCCAAATAACCGATATGATTTTTCATCGTGAGCCTCACGCCACACAGCGGTTCAGCTCAAGGGCCGTCGCCGGGTCAGTACAAATTTCGCCGGCCTTAAGACCCAACTTGATCGCGATCTCGTGGGCCTGACCTCGCACACATTTCTTGCGCCCACCCAACACCTCAAACACCAGGTTGGGCGAAAAACGATTAGCGATTGCCCACTGGGTAATCGAAATACCTTTGGCCTTGAGCTCAGCTCGGGCCTGGTCTGCAGTACGTAGCGCCATGGGGTCCCTCCGGGGGCTGCCGGCACCCGCTGCGGTGCCGATTAAGTTGCCGTTCGTGGTCGGACGGTGTGAACCCATAATGGAACCGAACGGTTCCTTTTGAAAGGCTTTTTGGTAACCGAATGGTTTCTTTTTGTGAACGGCTGCGCGCAGAACGAACACGACTTGGCCTCAACCAGACCGACTTCGCGGCACTGGCCGGCGTGACCAAGAAAACGCAAATGCTCTACGAAGCAGACGAACGCGTACCCGACGCCAACTACATGGCCGCCATCGCCAAAGCCGGCGCCGACCTGTACTTCATCATCACCGGGCAAAAAATCGCCGTCACACCGCCAGCCGCGGCATGGGCCCCCATCGACAGCGAAAAACTCGGTCGAATCATCGAAATGCTAGAAGCGGCAGCCAAACAAGCCGGTCGGCGCTGGCCGTCCAAAAAATTGGCCGAAGTGGCCGCAGAGGTCTACAACGCGCTAGGTGAAGATCAAGGATTTGATGAACCACGCGTTGAGCGAATATTGAAGTTGGTAGTAAATCGCTAAATAGAAAAGGAGTTGTATGCCAAGCGAGGACGAAGACCTGGTAAAAAATCTGTCAGCCAGGCTTTCTGAGGAAATCGAAAATCTCCCCAGGGATGGAAAAGATCACGAACTCACCATCAAAATCAAAGGCAACCGGGGGCACATCAACCTCGGCCACCAGACCTTTGACATAAAGACCGCCAAAGAACCCCCACCAGAAGGCAGCGACCGCGTCCGAGAATGCCCGCAATGTCACCGCGGCACCTGGCGCTACACCCAACTGTGCATGCACTGCGATTACAACCTGCACCGCCACGACGAAGTCGCTGAACACGAAAAAGAACAGGCGCGCAAAGATCGAAACAACCTACAAATGTTGAAGATCTGCGTCACCTGCGTAGGCATCGCCGTGCTGAGCTTTTTCGTCAGAGACTTTCTGCCTGAAACGTTAAAACCTTGGGCCGTAGGCCTGACAGGCGTCTTTGGCTTCTTTGCATTCATGATCATGACCTCACACAAATAGACAGCCGGCAGACAGCGCTGTAAACGCCGCCGAGCACCTGGTCAAGGACGACCAAAGACACTTTAAAAGGAAGTTTCAATGACCGAGAAAAAACAGACCACGCCTTGGAAAGAGCGGCACACCGCCGAAAAAATCGCACTGATTATCGGCTGGTGTGCCATCGCAATCCTCATGGTGTACTGGTTCCTACCGAGTAAACCCGAACCGACCAACCCCATACGAACCCTCGTATCTGAAGCAGCACCTCCCACAGCCTTGCACACCATCGCCAGTGCAGAGGCCCTGACCAGTGCAACCCACTACCTGTCGCAACTGGACAGCGCCATGGCTGAAGGCATACACCTACTCAAGACCAACCAACTCCCTGAACTGGCGGCTCACAGCCGAGCATTCAAAGCCTTACTTGAAGCCGGCCACGTCCAGTTTGGTCGTTCCGTGTTTCAACCGCTGGGCACGTGCAGCTCAGCGGCCGTCTTTGCTAACAACTGGTGGCAGGCGCAACTCATTGCTGCACGCCAAGGGGGGACCGAGTCTATTCCCGGCGCCATCCAAAGCAGCCTAAATGAGTACAAGCTTAATCACGCCGAATGCCTGAAGCAGGCAGATCCTTCGACAAACGTTGCGTCGGTAAAATAAAAAAAACAAGTGGTGGGAAAGCACTCTAGAGTGCTGGCTTAAATAAAAGACCGTCACGCAGCTACTTACTGAATAACCACAAAAGCACGGAGTCAGCGAATTGAAAAAAAATAACGATGGCAATAATCGTCCCTCCAAAGAACAAGGCAGCACCAACAAATCTGATCAGGTACACCGCAAACCAGGCTCGAATGACCAAAGACGGAAAGGAAATAATGAAGTGGTAGACACTCTTTCCCCACCACCCCGGCCTGGCAGAGGGAAGTAGGGATGGGAGAGGCAACGGCTGATCTTGCGGATCAATGGTACGCCACGCTGTTCAGCGTGCGCCGTTCGATCCGGTACCACCAACGTCGTCGAGGGTTCTATGACAAGTTGGACAAGCTCTCCAACATGTTGTCCTTGATATTCGGGTCTGCCGCGATTTACGGCATCCTTCAAGAGAATGCAAAAAATGTGGCCTTGGTGGCTTCCGCCACGGTGACTGTTGTCTCATCCGTCAATTTGGTAGTCAGCAGCGCACAACGCGGACGCGATCACACTGATTTCATGCGTAAGTATGTGGAGTTAGAAAAGCGCATGCTGGGTGTCGAGTCCGAAGAATTGCTACTTCAAGTGAAAGAGGCTCGGCTGAGTATCGAGGCAGAAGAGCCTCCAGTTCTGCATGTTTTAAATGCCATCTGCCATAACGAAACAATGCGGGCTATGGGATTCGCAAAAGAGGACTTGCCAAAAATAGGTCCCGTCCAAGCTTGGGTGTCCCAGTTTTTTGATTTCTGCGAGAGCAGTATTCAAAACCCGGAACCTAAAGCCCCCACAACAGAATCTCCTTAAACCCGATTAAAAGCCCCTCCAGCCCACGCCGCCCACCATAGCGGCGTGTGCATTTCTGGCACCCGCACAACCGGGTGCCCTGACTGGAGGCGTCCCCCCATGCGACCCGAACAACCCCGCGGCATCCGCAACTACAACCCCGGCAACATCCGCCACACCAACGGCATCCGCTGGCAAGGCATGGCCCCCACCCAAAACGACAACCAATTCGTCCAATACCTAAACCCCCGCTGGGGCATCCGCGCCATGGCCCGGGTCCTCATCACCTACCAAGACAAACGCCTCGCCACCAACGGCACCCGCATCGACACCGTGCGCGAAATCGTCGAACGCTGGGCGCCGCCCACAGAAAACAACACCGACGCCTACGTCATCAGCGTGGCCCGCGCCTTAGGCCTCGATCCCGACGTCGACAGCGTCGACGTCTACGACTTCGACGTCATGCGCGCCCTGGTCACCGTCATCATCCGCCACGAAAACGGCGCGGGACCTTTACCGGGCGGCCGCTGGTACGGCGACGCCGTCATCACCGAAGGCCTGTCACTGGCCGGCATCGAACGCGGCATCACCCACGGCCAGACCATGGAAGCCCCCGCATGCCACTGATCAACAACTGGCGTCGCAGCTATAGGCTCTACAGCATCCAGATCGGCCTGGTCATCGCCCTGATCGGGCTCGCCCAACTGGACCTGTTGCCCCTCTGGCAAACCCAGCTATCACCCAAAGCGTACGCCGCCCTCAACAGCGCACTGGCCATCCTCCTGTTCGTCGCACGCCTGATCAAACAAGGCCCCGACCAACCAGCCCTGCGCTAAACCGTAAACCCACAGGCGGTGTTGAATGAACCTGAACGACCTCAACTTCGGCTTCCAGACCGTCCAGTGGCTGATCCTCACCGTACTGGGCGTCTACACCTTCATGACCAAACGCCAGGCCGCCAGCGCCCAGGAACTGCTCGAACTGCGCACCCGCATCGTCGCCCTCGAAGAACACATCCGGCACCTGCCAGACCCAACCGCCGTCACCGACCTATTGGGCGACATGAAAGCCGTGCGCGCCGAACTGTCCGGCGTCAAAGACGCCCTCGGCCCATTAGCCCGATCGCTCGACCGCATCAACGACTACCTGCTGCGAGAAAAAACATGACCCACTACGCCGACTTCCTACGCCAAGACATGCGCCTGGTCATCCTGCGGCTACTGGTCGAAATGCCCGGCTACCGCGCCAACAGCTCCGTCCTCAACACCGCCCTCGACAACTTCGGCCACACCGCCAGCCGCGACCACGTCAAAACCGAACTGCACTGGCTCGCAGAACAAGGCGCCATGACCCTCGCCGACGTAGGCCCCGTACTCGTCGCCACCCTCACCGAGCGCGGCCAAGACATCGCCGCAGGCCGCGCCCGCGTGCCCGGCATCAAACGGCCGGGGGCCTGACCATGGCCGGCAAATCCTCCATCAACCGCCTGCCACCGGTGGTCAAGGCCTACATCCAAAAGCTCTTGCGCGAAGACCGCCTGACCCTCGACGACATGCTCGCCGACATCCAAGGGCGCTTCCCCAACGAAAAAGCCCCCAGCCGCAGCGCCCTGGGCCGCTTCAAACTCGGCTTCGACGAACTCATCGACAAAGCCCGGCAACAACGGGAAATGGCCGAAGCCTTCGTCGGCGCCTTCGGCGAAGACGCCTCAGACAAAACCGGCGTCTTGTTGGTCGAAGCCATCTCAACCTTGACCTACCAGGCCGCCATGGGTGCCCACGAAAAAGACGACGTCACCATCGCCGAAGTCTCCGCCTTGGCCCGCGCCGCCAAAGCCACCATGGAAGCCCGAACCCTCAGCGTCAAAGAGCGCCAGGCCATCGAAAAAGCCACCCGCGAACGCCTGCTCCAAGAACAAGCCGCCGAACTCGACAACGCCGTCAAAGCCCAAGGCATGACCGAAGACCAGGCCCTGTTCTGGCGCCAGAAATTCCTCGGCGTCAAACCATGAAACCCTCATCCAGCACACTGCGCGTCATCGAATGGGACGAACTACCGCCCAGCGTCCGCCAGATCCCCGAGGGCTACAACCCACTGCTCGACAGCATCCTCATGGCCCACCAGTCCCAATGGTTGGCCATCGATGCACACATCAAACTCTGTGAAAAAGGCCGCCGCACCGGCATCACCTTCGCCGAAGCACTCGATTCCGTTATCACCGCCGCCTCGCAAAAAATCGCTGGCGGCATGGACTGCTTCTACATCGGCGACACCAAAGAAAAGGGCCTGGAATTCATCGGCTACTGCGCCAAGTTCAGCCGCGTCATCGCCGAAGCCCAAGCCTCGGGCGTCAGCCAAATCGAAGAATTCCTCTTCCAAGACCAGGACGACGCCGGCAACACCCGCCAGATCAACGCCTACCGTATTCGCTACGCCTCGGGCTTCAAAATCGTCGCACTGTCCAGCAACCCGGCCGGCGTGCGCGGCCTGCAAGGCAAAGTCATCATCGACGAAGCCGCCTTCCACCGCGACGTCTCCGCCGTGCTCGACGCTGCCACGGCGCTGCTGATCTGGGGCGGGCGCATCGTCATCATCAGCACCCACAACGGCAAGGCCAACGCCTTCAACCAAATGGTCAGCGACATCCGCGACCAGCGCTACGGCAGCAGCGCCAAAGTCTTTCGCGCCACCTTCGACGACGCCGTCGCCAACGGCTTGTTTGAGCGGGTGTGCTTCATGGCCGGCAAGGTCGCCACGCCAGAAGGCAAGGAAGCCTGGTACAAACAAATCCGCAATGCCTACGGCCCGCGCAAAGCGCAAATGCGCGAAGAACTCGACGCCATTCCGCGCGACGGCAACGGCGTGTGCATCCCCGGCGTGTGGATCGATGAAGCCATGCGCCCCGGTCGCACCGTCCTGCGCCTGGCACTGGACGACGACTTCACCCAACAGCCGGTCTACCGGCGTGAGGCCTACGTCAACGACTGGATCGAGCGCTACCTGGCGCAATTACTACAGCCGCTAAACCCCCAGCTGCGCCACTTCCTCGGCATGGACTACGCCCGGCACCGCGACTTCTCCATCATCTGCCCCATGTCCGTCGACCAGGCGCGGCATCGCGACGTGCCGTTCGTGGTCGAAATGCACAAAGTGCCCACCCGGCAACAACAGCAGATCCTGTTCTACATCCTGCGCCGGCTGCCGCGTTTCGTCGGTGCCGCACTCGACGCCACCGGCAGTGGCGAAACACTCGCCGAAGACACCGCCGACGAGTTCGGCCACAACCGCATCCACCAAGTGAAAATCACCCGCGCCTGGTACGGCGCCTGGATGCCCAAATTCGTGCAACTGTTCGAAGACGCCACCCTCACACTGCCCAAAGACGACTCCCTGCACCAAGACATCCGCGCCATCGAAACCGTCGACGGCATCCCCATGATCGTCAAAGCCCGCACCCAAGACCTCAAAGACCCTGACCTCTACCGCCACGGCGACTTCGCTGGCGCGGGTGCACTCGCCAACTTCGCCACGCTCGAAGTCGCCAGTGGCCCACTCAACGTCAAATCCCGCCGCCCACGCCAAGGCCAACACATCACCCAGGGGTACGCATGAACACCACCGGCCTGTGGGTCAGCCCCACCGAATTCTTAAGCTTCGCCGAAGCCAAACGCAGCACCAGGCTCAACCACCACATCGCCACCCGTGGCCGCACCGAAACAAGCGGCGTTAGCGGCGCTAATCTGCCCAACCCAGACCCCATCCTCAAAGCCCAAGGCAAAGACATCACCGTCTACCGCGACCTGCGCAGTTCAGCCTTGGTCGGCGGCAACATTCGCCGTCGCAAGGCAGCGGTCCTGTCCTTGGAGCGCGGCCTAAAACGCGGCGAGGCGCCGCCGAATGTCGAGCGTTTCATTACCGACTGGCTCACCGACCTCGACCTGGACCGCATCATCCGCGAACTGCTCGACGCGCCGTTATTCGGCTATCAACCCATCGAACTCATGTGGCAACCGCTCGGCCTGCACCAGGTGCCACAAGACCTGCTCGGCAAACCGTCCGAATGGTTCTTCTACGACAAAGACAACGCACTGCGCTTTCGCGCCAAAGACGCAGGCCAGGATGGGGAGCTGTGCGACCCTCGACGCTTCATCGTCGCCCGCCAAGACGCCACCTACGCCAACCCCTACGGTTTTCCCGATCTGAGCATGTGCTTCTGGCCAGCCACCTTCATGAAAGGCGGGCTCAAGTTCTGGGTCCAATTCACGGAAAAATACGGCAGCCCCTGGGTCATCGGCAAACACCCACGCGGCGCCACCGATGGTGAAACTGAGCTGCTACTCAACAGCCTCGAAGCCATGGTCCAGGACGCCGTCGCTGCCATCCCCGACGATGCCAGCGTGCAAATCATCGAAGCCGCCGGCAAAGCCGGCAGCGCCGAGGTCTACCGCCAATTGCTGGAATACTGCCGCAGCGAAATCAACGTCGCCATGCTCGGGCAAAACCAGACCACCGAAAAAGACAGCAACCATGCCAGCGCCACGGCCGGCGCCGAAGTCACCAAAGACATCCGCGACGGCGACGCCGCCATCGTCGCCACCGCGCTAAACGCCTGCATCCGCCAAGTCGTCGACATCAACTTCGGCACCGACGTCGTCGCACCGCTGTATGCACTGTGGCAACAAGAAGAAATCGACAAAAGCCTGGCCCAGCGCGACAAAGCCCTGACCGATTCCGGCGTCAAATTCACCAACGCCTACTGGCAGCGCACCTACAACCTGCAAGACGGCGACCTGCAGGACGCACCAGCCACCACCGACTCAGCCGAATTTGCCGAATCAAACCTACGGCCGCTACTGGATCAAATCGCACTCGACCAGGCCATCGACAGCCTGCCGGCCGGAGTACTCCAACAACACAGCGAACAAACCCTCAACGCAGTGTTGGCCGAAGCCTCGCCACAACACGAAGACCAGGCACCTGAACAACCACTCGCCAACTGGCTGTTCATGGCCGACACCTGGGGCCGCCTCAGCGCCAACGCTGATCGGGAAGACTGACATGGCCACCCCCGCGAAACGCCTCAACCCGGCAGACCTCAAAGCCATCTTCGGCCTAGAACCGACAAACGCCATTGCCTACCTAAAACACAAGGGCTACGCCATCACCTGGCACTGGCAAGACAGGCTCGACCAAGCCCACGACCAAGCCTTCACCGTCGCCAAAGCCATGCGCCTGGACCTGCTGTCCGACATCCGCGCCGCACTGGAAACAGCCCTGCAACAAGGCCAAACCCTCAAGCAATTCACCACCCACCTGCAACCCATCCTGCAAGCCCAAGGCTGGTGGGGGAAACAAGTCATCGTCGACAGCCAAGGCACCGGCGAACTCGTCCAACTCGGCAGCCCAAGAAGGTTAAAAACCATCTACCAAACCAACCTGCAAAGCGCCTACATGGCCGGCCGCAAAGCCAGCATGGAAGCCACCGCCCAAACCCACCCGTACTGGATGTACATCGCCATCCTCGACGGAAAGACGCGACCCAGTCACCGAGCGATGCACGGCCAAGTTTTTCGCCACGATGACCCCATCTGGTCATCGATCTTCCCGCCTAACGGCTTCAACTGCCGGTGTCGCGTCATCGCCCTGAGCGAAGCCGCCGTCAAACGCCGTGGGCTCACCGTCAAATCCAGCGAGGGAAAAATGTTCACAGAAACCATAGAGACCGGCACCGACAAACGCACCGGCGAAATACGCACAGCCTCGGTCACCGGAATTCGCATCACAAACGCCCAAGGCCACGCTGCCACATTCCGCACCGACCCAGGCTTCAACCACGCCCCCGGCATCGGCTTGGCCAAGGCCCTAAAACACAAACAAGCCGCGATCCAATCCCATGCCACATGAACGCCGCGATACCTGTGGGAGCGAGCTTGCTCGCGATAGCGGCAGCCCAGCCAACATCGACCCTGAAGCCCAAAACCCGATCCTGGACGCCTCATGCTCACCATCGAACTAGAACACCACCACCTACAACAAACCCTAAACAAAGTGGAATGGGCCATCGGCGACCTCGCGCCACTCATGCAAGGCATCGCCGCCGAACTCGCCAACCAAACAGAAGAAAACTTCGAAAACGAAGGCCGCCCTCAATGGGCCGAACTCTCCGAAACCACCACCGAACACCGCGCCAAACACGGCAACTGGCCCGGCCAGATCCTGCAAGTCAGCGCCGCCGGGTTGGCCGCTTCAATCACCACCCATGCGACCGACAGCTCGGCGCTAGTCGGCAGCAACAAACCGTATGCTGCGATGATGCAGTTCGGTGGGGAACAGGCAAACTTTCCGCATTTGTGGGGTGACATACCGGGCAGGCCGTATCTGCCCATGAGTGTTGAAGGCCAATTACAACCCCAAGCGGCAGAGGCGATCCTAGAGTTGACGTTGCGTCACTTAGAAAAAACGTCCCGCCTCTAATGCCTTCAATGCCGTTCTAAAACGAATACATGATTATAGCCGTGGCGAAATTTGACACTCTTGCTAATCTTCACGCTACGGATTCAAACCTAAAACTCATGGTGATCGCTATGAAGTTTGGAAAAATAATAAAGCACCGCTGGTTGCTTGTATTAATAGCACTCGCCTTGATAGTTATAGTAATGCTACCAGCAGTGCAATATATGCAATATAAGAGATCTCCGCCAGTGGCTGCCCTACCTAACTCAGAGGTGCGTCCAGATCCTCCGCCCGCATCTGCAACAATTGCCACGGACAGCCCATATATTGTTTTCAACAGCGAAGCGGAATTTTCTGGTGCCCAAACGGATGGGTGGGAAGATAAAAACGAAGGATACGGTGGTGTGCTAACAAAAAAGACAACCTATGACGCCTATGTTATTCGACCAAAACTAGACTTTTCCACAATAGACGTAGTTGCTCGAGTCACCCCTGCCGTCAATCCAAAAACACTCCAAAACTGGCAAGACCCCCGCGCAATTGATAGCGAAGGCTATCATGGGGTCCGAGTAAATTTTGCCACGGACCGACAATACACTACCGATGACAACAAAATAACCTTTACTTCAGACCCTGGAAATCTTAGCTATGGCTACTGCTATGTAAGTATTCCACCTCACCACAAAGCTGGGGTTATCGAATCGCCATCGATACTTAGGTTTGAGTTTAGTGAAACGCCCCAAAAGCACGTTATGATTCTAAAAACAGAACTACAATCACACGAAGCGTTCAATCGAGACATCGCTTGGCTTGCGGAGATGTCAAAATCGGGTAATGCCTTTGTTTTTATTCATGGTTTCAACGTTGGATTCGATGATGCCGCGAAGCGAACTGCACAAATGGCTTACGATCTAAATTTTGATGGCGTACCAATTTTTTACAGTTGGCCCTCTAGAAACTCGGCGTCATTAACCGCCTATGAGGCGGACGAAAGAAATATTGAGCTATCGGAAGGCAATATTAAAGAATTCCTGGTTGATATTCTTTCAGACTCTAAATTTTCAAACGTTTTTGTTGTAGGTCATAGCATGGGGACGCGAGGTCTTGCTAAGGCGATTGGAGCAATAGCAGTAGAAAATCCGGAAGCAATTGGAAAACTGAAAGCAGTAATACTCGCCGCCCCTGACATAGATGCTGATTTGTTTAAACAGCAGATTGCACCAAGACTATTGAAGGCCGAGCGAAGCGTTACGCTGTATGCGTCGTCCAATGATAGAGCATTACTTGCATCACAAAAACTCCATGGATACCCACGTGCGGGAGATAGCGGAACTGGGCTAGTCATACTAAAGGGAGTAGACACCATCGATGCATCGAACGTAGACACCAGCTTACTGGGACATTCGTATTATGGAGATGTACGCTCAATAATTGACGATATGCATTACCTCATTCAAGAGTCGCTCACCGTTGATAAAAGAGCAGGATTGAGCCGAGCGGGACGCGAGCCTAATAAGTATTGGCAATTCAAACCCTAGATTTCAATAAATCGCGATTCATCTTTTGGCGAACGACTGTCTGGCTCAAGCCACTCTGATCACAGGCAGTGGTGCTCAACCGCGATTCAGGTGATCCACCAATTGGCGGGCATATCCACCTTGGCCAGCGTTTCGACCAATAAACCACCGGGCTTTCCCTGATGTTCTCTGGGATTGCTTTCTATTCAGCTCTATGGAGTGCGCGTATCGACGGCTAAAGCACAGCCGATCTTCGGCGACAATTGCCCACGCTTTGACTTCAACACGGTCTGAACATCCGGCGGCAGTGCGCTCCAAAGCGTCAGTCCAGAACGCTCCTCGACCTCATTCACGGTCACCTGGTAATCGCAAAAATTGGCCTTGCGCGGGGTGCTCTGTTCCATGATGAAAGCCGCATAAAAGCCATTGGCGGGCGTACTGCCTATGAAGATGACCTTCCAGTAACCGCTCGGGATTGTGTGGACCTTGTTTGTCCCAGGCAGCGAACCAATGTTCTTTTCATACAGTGGGCCTGTCGCGACATACACCGCATCAACGGCCGGGTCCTTGCTTAGTTTGCGTTCCCGATCCTCAAGGTGAGCCCAGGCCCCTTGGTTCAGGTCATTCTTTTGCGGCGTGATATTGGTCAGGTAGTTCAGCGTTTGCCAATCGGCGACACCACCCAGAGAGGCCAAATTGGCTTGGTGGCCTCTTTGGATCTTCAAGGCGACATTGGCGCCGTTGTAGTCCACCGGGTTCAGCGTTTCCCCCGCAGGCACATCGGGGTCAGTTTTCCAATTGCGCGGGCGATTGCTCGCAGGTGTTTCCTTGGTGATTTTGTAGGCGACCCAATTGGCGAATTTCGTTGAGCCATTGTTGTTCAGCGTGTAGGCATGGCGGGTGATGGTGACTTCATTGCCGCCAGAGGGGCAGCCGACAGCGCAGTTATCAATGGTAGAAAGCTCAACGGTCGAAAGCAGCGCAGGCTGTACCCGCTCGGGCCGCCCACCCACATCAATCGATTGCGGGCTGGTACACGCAGCAACCAGCGGGAATAAAACGAACAGCAGTGATCGTATCTTCGGCATTCCGTGCATCATTTGCTCCTTCTGAAAACGCTGAACCTAGACCTTACGAGTAAGACTAGACGTTCCATTGCCTCCAATTATTTCAATTGCGAGCAATCGAGCCATTCAAAAGAAAAACGCTTCTGTGGCGAGGAAACAGCCCCTTGCCACAGAAGCCCGCACCTACGCAGGTGGGTCGATCCGATCCAGCAATCGATTTGCCGTAATTTCAGCCACCATGACGCTGTTGGAAATGCCCAACAGGGAATAGCGCGAGCAACCCTCCAAGAGGTCCACCAACTCGTGGACCATCACATCAATCGCGGCCAGGGTTTCGACCAGAAAAACCGCCAGGGTTTCGGTCGTGGCCTCCGGGTCCACGTAAAACAGAGTGCTGCGAGTTCGCGGGGTGGCTTTGATGTCGGCAATCGACGGGAAGTGGAAGTTCAGAGCCCGCTCGGCGGCTTCGTTGAGCTTCTTGGAATCGGGTTCGTACGGGGAGATCGGATCGGTGTCCGGTGGGTTTGGTGTGACCTTGAACATATCTTAGGTTCCTAATGGTGTGCCAACCCTCCTGCTGCTAAACGAAGAGGGTGGCAGCTGCACGCAGGTTAGCAGACCGGGAAACCTAAGAAGCCGGCGCGCCCAAGGACGCCCTGCGCACAGCTACCATCAAAATGCAGGCGAAAAACCTGACTGATAGAAGCGTCGTGCGACTTAGGTTACTCACGGGCTGCTAAACCCGATCACTGATGGGCAGTGACACGAATCAAGTTACCGAGTGACCCCAAGGCGCACAAGCCGGCGGATTCTGGCGCAGCCGTAGGCAACGGCGCAAGGTTTTGTAGCTTTCAGGACGTAACCTTGAGGTTCGCTTAAACAAATCCTAATTCGCGATGTTTAATTGGCGCGCACCGCTTCCTACAACGCAAAGAGTATAATTCCAGAGTTAACTTTCATTTAATGGGAGTTGCGCGCCATTCGTTCATTATTCAGTTTTATTAACTCTTCAGACTTGACCTTTTCCAGTCCAAAAAAAGCCATATCATTAAAGCCTTTTGACATGTGTTTTGCCAGCCCGCCAAAATAGTTTTTACCCAAAGGTTTCAACAGAGAATATTTTTCGACGTAATATTTTAGATCTGCACCGTAAGGACCAAGACAATTTATTTGTAGTAGCGCCATTTCCGACTCACTAAGCTGCGCCCGCACTATGTTAGTGTAATTCCTTTTTCGACGATAATTCGCGAAAAGCCCATTATCACACCTGACAAGCGAGTCGAAGGTAATGATGTCTATGGGTAGATCTTGACTATCATCTATCATTTTCATAATCCAGTATAGATTCCGAAAATAATGACCAGTCGAACTGACTCTTTGCCTGCAAAACTTTGAAATTTCGTTGTGTAGGGCGGTGTCGGTCAGTAGTTCTATATTAAGGTTTCCTCTCCTGTAAGTATCGGTTTCTTTAAAGTTTCTCACAATTACGTTAATTGCATCCCGCCCCTCGCAAGCACCGTTCATCCCACCCATTGACTTGATATCCGAAAGTATCTTCGCATGCACGTCCAGCATACCGAACAGCGTCGACTCGAACATCTGCCTAGAATACACAGCCGTTTGCTGTCTTTGCTCTTGTGTTGCCTTTTTAGCCTCTAGCTGGGCAGCCTTCATCTCTGCTCGCTGTAAAGCCATAGTTTTCAAAACCGCCATCAATGCTAGAAAACTCAAAAGAGGATTTAAAAATCCACCTGCAAAATCACCTAGCTGCCCCCAATAGCTCGCGGTGTCGTGATTGACGACCGCTAAGTTAGGGATATCAACGGCCTCGAAAAAATGTAGGTATAGAGCACCAAACACGCCACCGCAAGCAACGACCGCAAGGAGTGCCACACCAACAAAGAAGCGATTTTCCTTTATATATTCAACAAGCGACTCTAAAGCACTCTCACAATACCAGTAAGCATTTCGAAACGACATAAGTGCTCCATAACATCCGCAGAAATATCCCGCCAATCCTGTGCTGCATATTAGGGTTGAAAATCGGTGACTGGCGCCTCCGCATGATGGCATATTGCCAATTATGCCAGCAACATCTGGCTACTTGCCGTTCCATCCTACTGCAATCCCAGATCGCCATCTGTGTTGATCGGACTACCAGCCCTTGGTAGCGCTCTAGTACGCTCAAAATCGATCATGATGAAAAGAACTGGCGCAGTACTGTCGAGAAAGCTCGAAAAAGTGCTGCAAAGGCTTTATAAAATGAGCTCACGCGTATTTATAGGGAGATTCACCATGCCGATTGAAGGTTTCCGCTCTGAATGGTTCACCGTTGGCAAGCATCGTGTTCACCTGGAAGCCCGAGCAAGCTTCCCGGATGACGACCACAAATTTATCGCCACCGTAGCTGCCAAGACCATTGACCACCACAGCATGCAAGCCCGTTTAGTCAGAGTTTATTTCGATGACAAGGCATGCATTTATGCCGTCGACATAGCCACAACGGAAGAAGCGGACTCGGCATTGGGACCGCGAATTACCGAAATCCTGCAATCCATCTTTGATACAGGTAACTACTACTGTGACGTTACCGTGGTCGATAAAGGTGATGAGTCATCCGATCATTACCACCATATGGAACACCTGAGTGTGGCCGTCGGTATCGCAACTGATCGTTGGGCCAAAGCGCCAAAGTAGCATTCTCTTTTTAAGCGGCTCGGAATGGGCCGCTTTTTTTTCACGTCGGACAGAGGGATTACGCCAAATGAATCACTGCATGAACAAAATGGAGGAGGAAGTAGTTTATCTACTCGCGGTGATTGAGCTCGTCCGGTCAATGGTCAACTACGAGATTATGAAGGTGGTGGGAGAAGGAGACCATACGAACGTCGTGTTCAAAACAATGACGCACAAACAGTTCTTTGCTATCGGGCTGGTGGACTTTCTTTCTCCAACAGATTCGAGGGCTCCTGTACCTGCAAAGCGCTACCTAGCCGCATTGAGAGCCGTGACTAAGGAGCCAAGCTTCGATGTGAATGGGTCAGTTCAAGATCTTGAAGACGCAGTGAACAACTTTACCGATTGGCTAAACACAGAAGCCACCGTCGACCTCTGGTTGCCCTCGATAAACCGTCAAGTCGAGCTTCGCGTCCCCAGATATATGCTTCTAAAGATCGACGGGAACATTTCAAAACACAACTTTTTACGTTCCGTCGATGTCGCTAATGAGTTACAGGGGCACCTGAGTAAGGCTGGTGTGCACGTCGAACTGTACCAGGCAATGTTGGCCCAGCAAGAAATTTACGACATTATTCATGATGATTTCAGTGCTTATCATGCAAGCACGATTGCGGAATTTCTAAATGGCCTCTATTGGGGGATACAGAACTATCTGAGTCCTGAGTATTCACGCAGCTTTACGCCAGAGGGAGGCGACTTGCCGAGATACAGTTTCCAATACCCCACAGCACTTGAAGATCCCTATGCCAAAACCTGCTATTGGAACCTAATGAATCATGTTCGCTCCGGACCAATATTCGAGCCATTTACAGTAACTCGCCACCTCAAAGGCAAGTACTAAGCGCACCGAAAATAAATCCGTCACATTTTTCGTCAGTCACCTTTTTCGTCGATCGGCCAAAGGTGGCCATTCAAATGCGCCTACGAAAATCATGGGATTCACCGTTGGTTTTCGTGCCCGAGAGCCATTTTCAATTCTTCAAGAACTGCGTGCTCGGTAAGTTCTGCGATCTTCATTAAGGTTTCCATTTTTTCGAAATTGTTTTTGTAAGAAAGTGGGAACAATGCTTTGCCTTCATGAGCGATTTGATGTCTTGCGTCCAAAAGCTTGCTTAGCGTTGTAGTTGCTTCATTTCTTGTGAATTCTTGCGATTGCCAGTGATCTGAAATTTTACTTATGCCTAGGGCGTCTTTGAAAAGAATGTCTATGTTTTTCGTATTCGGCGTATTGAATCTATTTAGCGAATCGTCGAGTTTATTTTTGGCGATGGTTTTTAATAAGCGGCTACCTTCAGATTTTTCGATTTGCCGAAAGCCATACTTCGCAAGATCTTCGATAAATACTTGCCAGAAAGCGATCAACTGGAATATGTATGATTGATTTAGAAAATATATTTTTAGCTCGAGCTTTTTAGCGTCGCTATCTGTTAAATCCTTTTGGATATGCTGGATGTATTTTATTTTTACTAGGTTTTTACTAAAGGTGTGGAGAGGTGTGTATTCAAGATCGAGAATAATTGACATGGTTGGCACTGGCGAGGAATGGATTTATTTATGGGTTCGCTGGACCGTTCCCTGTCCTTGTGGACGAATGAAAATTTCCAACGTGACAAGCAGAGTCTGGCCTAACCTCGCAGGGAAGTGAATCACTGCTGGCTTTCTAGACGTATCGGCGGTCTGCTTTTGGGCCGATTGCTGCCTTTCGCGAAGGGCAGCTATGGGTCGATTTCTGCCTGTCGCCACCGGCAGCAGTCGACTCATAGCTGCCCGTCACGGAATGCAGCAATCGGCCAAAAGGAGCCAGTCGAAGGCGTCCAGGAAATCAGGAGCGGTTCAGTTTGTTGCTTCGAATGCCCCGCAGGCGACTGCTATTTAATGGAAGTCTGGATCGTAGCCGTCTTCATTGTATTTCTGAATGAGTGACTGAGACGGCCTCACACCAACCTCAACGTTAGCCCAATCTCTTACGCTTTTTGCCACACCATGGAAGCCGGGAAAGAGCGTTGAGCCATCAACGCCAAGTCGCGAACAAAGGTCTAGTAAAGCGGGGGCTTCCTCAATCGGCAAGGTCATTTTGACAAGTGGTGTGTGGCTCCCTGTCATGCTGTAAATCTCTTCAACATCCTCTAGCGCTTCTACCTGATACAAGTCGTCTGGGTTATATCCTTTAACCTCATGCGTGGTGAATAAACCAGATTGAGCCGCCTGATTTTTGCTCGTTCCCCCTGGAGTCCTAATCACCTTCACTGTTTTCCAGTGCATCGCATAAGTGGTGTCCAGAGCCCAGATAGCCAGCCTCGGCATCTCCCTGCTATCAATCTCAAGGTTTGCCGATGAGGCAGCGAAGTAACAGGCGACAAAGCTTCTCTCAGTCCAGTCTAGGAGGCGAGTGGGCACATCGTAGTGTTGAGCTACGGCCATGATTTCGTATAGTTGAGTAGACGGCCAAGGGATATGCGGACTTTGGAACGAACCCCAACCATCGGCAAGTGTTCCGCTCAACTGTTCGGTGTAACCCGGAACATTTAGCCCTGAGCGATCACAGCCAATCAGAAATTTCCTCAATATCTCCAGCTCAAAGGCCACTTGCCCAGCCGTTGAGGCATCAAACATCCTCCTTGGCGAGCCATAGGCGAATGAGCCTGTTCCACGCCTGCACACTGATGGTGTCAGCTTGTACTCATCACTTGGCTGACCTCTAAAGATGAATCTTCCAGCATCCCAAATAGGGTTTAGAGGGGACAAGTGGTCCAGCAACTGGCGTGCAGTATGGAAAGGTATCTCTGTTGGATTTGCCATCGTTCCTTGACTCCGCTTCCGTTTGGCGATTTCCAGTGTAATGGCCTTTTGATAGGCAGGCTATTGCAGTTCACTCAGGTCTATGGCCGCCCTTAAACGGACGTTAAGAGCGGTACAGCACGTATGCCTATCCGTTCAGAGTCGATTGCGGCCCTTTGAAGCGCTACGGATTTCGAAGAAACCTCCAAGCCTCAACGTCGACCTGTTGTTAGGCCATTGCTGAACGGTCTGCTTTTGGCCGATTGTAGTCTTTCACGAATGACCGTATATGGACTCCTCCTCATTTCGGCAAGTGCCAGACTGAAAGTGCGAACCACAGTCAACAGTGAGAAGGCATCCCATTGCTTTTGGCCGACTCGTCCCCTCCATCACGATCCGATTCGGGTCGACAGCCGTCCATTGCAGCCAGCATTAATCGGCCAGTTTCCACCACTGAAACCAAAGGCTCACGCCGTTAGATATAGCTCAGACCAAGACCAAACCCGAAGGCGTTACACAATCGCCTTAGAAGGCCCAAGCAACGTCACCCTGCGTGTCGGCTCACGGTTGAGCGAACAACACGACGTAAATGCTTTATAAAGCCAGCCAACCGCATAGCGCAGCGCTGGCTCTCCTCGTCATCACGTCCCATCTCATCTCGCTCATCAAAACCATCACACCCGCCGCGAATCTCGCCTGGCGCTTCCACCCAAACCCTTTAAACCCGATTAAAAGCCCCAAGCCACCTTCAAGCCCAAGCTCTGCTCATTACTCCAGCGCAGTGCTCAACCATGAAACCCCTCCACATCTTCAAACCCGGCACCCACACCGCCATGTGCGGCGCCAGCTTCAACTTCACCGAATCCGACCTAACCGCCACCGTCGCCGCCTACAACCCATCGCTCCACGAAGCCCCCATGGTCATCGGCCACCCCCAACACGACGCCCCAGCCGCCGGCTGGATCAAATCCCTGTCAGCCACCCCCCAAGGCCTAATCGCCGAACCCCAACAAGTCGACGCCACCTTCGCCGAGCAAGTCGCCAAGGGCAGCTACAAAAAAATCTCCGCGTCCTTCTACCACCCAGACGCCGCCAACAACCCCGTGCCCGGCGTCTACTACCTGCGCCACGTCGGCTTCCTCGGCGCCCAGCCGCCATCAGTGAAAGGCCTACGCCCCATCGAACTGGCCGACGACGAACAAGGCGTCATCGAGTTCAGCGACCACGGCCACTACCTCAGCGCCGACCTCTGGCGCCGCTTCCGCGAATGGCTCATCAGCCAATTCAACAAAGACACCGCCGACCAGGTCGCCCCGTCGTGGGCCATCGACAGCCTCGCCGACACCGCCCGCCAACCAGAACAGCCCCTGCAAGCCGCCTTCTCAGAACCCGCCCAAACCACACTGGTCACCCACATGCCCGAGCAAGACACCGCCGCCCTGGAGGCAGAAAACAAACGCCTGAAGGCCGACATCGCCCAACGCGACAAGACCGCCCGCATGGCCACGCAAAGCGCCATCCACACCGCCAGCGTCGACTACGCCGAGAAGCTGGTGGCGGCAGGCATGAAGCCCGTACATGCACCAACAATCATTGCCGCACTGGATTACGCAGAGTCGAGTAACACGCCCCTGGAGTTCGGCGAAGCCGACCAACGCCAACCCTTACGCGAAGGCCTCAAAGCCATCTTCAAAGAGCTCGCCGGCGGCATCAGCTTCGCCGAAGTCGCCACCAAAACCCGCATCGACAACACCACCACCCAAACCACCAACCCCTTACTCGCCGACGCCGAAGCCCGCGCCCAACGATAGGAAAACCCCATGGCCACCTTCATCCAACCCAAAGACCTGGGCGACTTGCTGCTGGTCGAAGTCAGCCCCGGCTGGACCCGATCCAAGGCCACGCTGCTGGCCGGCACCGACTACCCGTTAGGCCAAGTGCTGGCCAAGGTCGCCGGCAAATACCAACGGCTCGATCCAGCAGGCACCGGCGCCGCCAAGAAAGCCGCCGCCGTACTGGCCGAACCCATCGACGCCACCGCAGGCGACCAACCCGGCATCGTCATCGCCCGCGGCGCCGTCCTCGCGCTGGACCAACTCACTTGGCCGCCCGGCATCACCGAGCCCCAAAAAACCATCGCCCTCGACGAACTCAACGCCCTGGGCATCGTCGCCCGCGCCACCCTCTAATCAGGAGCCACCCATGAACCTGCAAGACCTGTTCAGCGTCGCCAACCTCACCGCTGCCGTGAACAAACTCCCGGTCATGCCCGGCAAGGTCGGCGCCATGGGGCTGTTCGACGAAAAAGGCGTCACCAGCACCACTGTCATCATCGATGAACGTGAAGGCCGTCTGGTACTCGTGCCCAACACCTCGCGCAACGACGACCCGGCGCCCATCAAAGGCAACAAACGCAAGCGCCGCACCTTCGAAACCCTGCACCTGCCCATTAACCGGCCGCTGCTGCCAAGCCAGTTGCAAGGCATCGCCGCCTTCGGCCAGGAAAGCGCCACCACGCCCATCGCCACCGTCATCAACGACCACCTGCAAGACCTCAAAAACAGCATCGAAGCCACCCGCGAGTTTCAGCGTGTCGGCGCCTTGCGCGGCAAATTGCTCGACGCCGACGGCGAGACTATGTTCGACCTTTATAAGGAGTTCGAAGTCAGCCAAAAGAAAATGACCGTCGCCCTCAGCGCCGCAGGCACTAACGTGCGCAAAGCCTGCCTCGACGCCAAACGCCATTCCGAATCCAAGCTCGGCGGCGTGATGGTCACCGGCTTCCGCGCACTGTGCGGGCCGGACTGGTTCGACGCCTTCATCGATCACGAGAAAGTCAAAGCCGCATTCGCCAACTACCAGGAAGCCCAAGACCGCCTCGGCGGCGACCTGCGCACCGGCTTCACCTTCGGCGGCATCGAGTTCATCGAATACGACGTCACCGTCAGTGGCCAGCGCTTTATCCCGGCCGACATCGCCCAGGTCTTTCCCATGGCCCGCGGCGTGTTCCGCCTGTTCAACGCCCCGGCCAACTACAACGAAACCGTCAACACCCTGGGCCAGCCGTTCTACAGCAAGGCCGAGCCGCGCAAGATGGGCAAAGGCTGGGACCTCGAAGCCCAGGCCAACCCGCTGGCCATGTGCTTGTTCCCCGAAGCCCTGGTCGAGTTGAAGGCGGGCTGACCCATGCGTTATTGCACCCGCGCCGACCTCGGCCACGCCATCCCGCAGATGACGCTCATTCAGCTCTCCAACGACGACCCGGCCGCCACGCAGCCCAACGAAAGCGTCATCGACGACGGCGTGCGCCACGCGCAAGAACTGGTCGATGGCTACCTGCGCGGGCGCTACCACCTGCCACTCGACCCGGTGCCCACCATGCTGCGCGATGCCGTGGTCTACCTGGCGCGGCACTGGCTGTACCAGCGCCGCCCCGAAGGCGCATTACCCGACGCCGTAAAAGACAGCCGCAAAGACACCCTCAAGCTGCTGGAAAACATCCGCGACGGCGTCGTCACCTTAGGCCTGCCCACCGGCCACGCCGCGCCGGAACCGGGCGAGATCCGCGTGCGCTCACGCCCTCAACAATTCAGCGCCGACACGTGGGAACGCTACTGATGACCCAGGTGATCCCTAAAACCCAAACCGAGCAACTGATGGACACCGTGCTCGCCAAACTGCAGCACGACGTCGGCCACGAGCTGATGGTCGAGCTGTTCCCCGAGAACCCACTGCAATACCGCCTCAACCACCCACGCGGTGCCGTCTTGCTGGCCTACGGCAAGTCCACCTTTGGCGTCTCGGAGAGCACCGACGCGACCTTTCAAGCCCGCAACGTGGTGCTGCGCTTCACGCTGATTTTCCGCCAGCTCAACGGCACAACCGGCGTGGTCAGCTACCTCGACCGCATCCGCGCCTGCCTCACCGGGTGGTATCCGCCCAACGCCGACCAGCCGTGCCGCCCACTGTCCGAGCAGTTCATCGGCCACCAAAACGGCGTGTGGCAGTACGCCCAGGACTTCGCCATCCGCGCCACGCAACTGCAATTCATGCCTCCCGAACACGGGCTGCTGCTCAAACACGCTGCCTTCGAGGAACACCCATGAACCTGACCCGTTATCGCTACACCGGCCCGCAAAGTGCCGCCTCCCTGCACGTGGGCGATACCGCCGAACCACTCGACGTCCAGCTGCTGCCAGGCAAGCCCGTCGAGCTGCCGGCCGATCACGAATACACCGTCGTGCTGTTAGCGCTCAAACACCTGACACCGCTACCGGCCCACACAAAGCCGGCCAACAAAACCGCTGTCGCGTCTCTAAAACCAGAGAAGGAATAAACGCCCATGCCAGCCAACTATCTGCACGGCATAGAAACCACCGAAGTCGAGCGCGGGCCTCGTCCTGTTCGGGTAGTCAAATCGGCGGTCATCGCCTTGGTCGGCACCGCGCCGGTCGGGCCCGTCAATGAACTCACCTTGTGCCTGAACGACACCCACGCCGCCCAATTCGGCGCACACCAAAGCGGCTTCAGCATCCCCGAAGCGCTGCAGGGTATCTACGACTTCGGCGCCGGTACCGTGCTGGTCGTCAACGTGCTCGACCCGGCGATCCACAACGCCAAGGTCACCGACCAACCCCAACAGTTCGCCGACAACGACCTGTTGCAGCTGGCGCACGGCGCGCTGCAAACGCTGCAACTAAAGTCCGCCGACGGATCGGTCACCCACGGGCTAGGCACTGACTACACCGTCAACATGCTCACCGGCCAAATCAGGCGCCTGGCCACCGGCAGCATCGCCGCCAACGCCCAGATCAAGGCTGATTACACCCACGCCGACCCCAGCCAAGTCACCCCGGCCGACATCATCGGCGGCATCACGCTCGCGGGGCGGCGCACCGGTTTGAAGGCCTTTCAAGACAGCTACAACCAGCTGGGTTTCTTCCCCAAAATCTTCATCGCCCCGGGCTTCAGCACCTTGAAAGCAGTGACAGTTGACCTCGCCACCTCGGCCGGTCAAGTCGGTGGCGTGGCCTACGTCGATGCCCCCATCGGCGCCACCGTGCAACAAGTGCTGGCTGGGCGTGGGCCGTCCGGCGCCATCAACTTCAACACCAGCAGCGACCGGGTCCGCCTGTGCTACCCACACGTAAAGGTCTACGACGCCGCCACCAATGGCGAACGCTTGCAACCACTGTCGATCCGCGCCGCCGGCCTGCGCGCCAAAGTCGACCACGACCAGGGCTACTGGTGGAGCAGCTCCAACCAACCACTGCTAGGCGTCATCGGCCTGGAACGGCCACTCACCGCACGCATCGACGACGCCACCAGCGAGGTCAACCTGCTCAACGAAAACGGCATCACCACCGTCTTCAACTCGTATGGCACCGGCCTGCGTTTATGGGGCAACCGCACCGCGGCCTGGCCCAGCGTCACCCACATGCGCAACTTCGAAAACGTGCGCCGCACCAAAGACGTCGTCGACGAATCCATCCGCTACAGCGCGCTGCAATTCGTCGACCAGCCCATCACCACCTCGCTCATCACCAGCATCACCGAAAGCGTCAACCTGTTCCTGCGCAAACTCATCGGCGACGGCGCCTTGCTCGGCGGTGAATGCTGGTACGACCCGGCCCGCAACCCACAAACCGAACTGGAACAGGGCCACGCACTGTTCAACTACAAACTCACCGTGCCGCTGCCGTTTGAACGCGGCACCTTTGAAACCGAAATCACCGGGGATTACCTGGTCAACCTAGGGAACGCATAAATGGCAGGCTTTAGCGCACACCGCATCTCCAACGCTAACGTTTATCTGGATGGCAGTAGCTTCTTTGGCAAGTGTGAAGAGATTGATTTGGGCACCATCAAAACCGTGATGAGTGACTTTCAGGGGTTGGGGATGGTGGGACTGATCGAACTGCCGGATGGGATCGACAAGCTGGAAGGGAAAATCACCTGGAACAGTCTGTATTTTGAGGCGGTGAAGAAGCTTGTGACGCCGTTCAAGAGCGTGCAGCTGCAGTGTCGGTCGAACGTTCAGGTGTTCAATAATGGAGGGCTGGTGAACGAGATTCCGCTGGTTACGACCATGACCATTACAGGTAAGGAGTATCAGCTGGGTACGCACAAACCACGAGATCCGACGAAGTATGAGACGCCGTTTTCTGCCACGTATGTGCGGCAGATGATCAATGGGGATGAGGTGGTGTTGCTGGATTACTTGGCGAATATTTTTCGGGTGGGTGGCGAGGATCAGCTGGCCAAGTACAACAAAAACCTTGGAATCGCGTGATTTAACCCGCAAAAGCCGCCTCTGAAAGCGGCTTTTCAGGCCAAGGCAAAACCATAAGTCCGTGTATGCCGATGCAACTCAGCGTATCCGATACCAGATGCGACCAATTAATTCTTCGCCATTTAATAATTGAAGAAATTTTCAGGCCATAAAAAATTTGGTAAATGCTGGCGGATCAAATCAGCTTGTGCTCGATAACCCCGAGCCTCTAGCTCACGAACAAACCGGCCAAGGTGGAATATTGCTCGTATAGACATTATTTGAGGATGTAGACAAACCACCTCCCTGCGACGTCGATAGGCCACCGTATTGAGACGTTGACAGACCGCCGTACTGCGAGGTGGACAGCCCACCATATTGAGATGTTGAGAGGCCACCGTACTGTGAGGTGGATAGACCTCCGTACTGTGAGGTGGACATACCTCCATATTGAGATGTGGACATGCCGCCGTACTGCGAAGTCGACATGCCTCCATATTGTGACGTTGACATGCCACCATACTGAGAGGTGGACAAGCCACCACCTTGTCGGGTGCTTAAATTACGCGGCCACAACTTCATGTTTGGAATTACCGGCCTAGGCATGATTATTTTCCTGGAGTAGTGAACGGTCTAAACAAAAAAGGCATCAAACGGGCAGTCCCCTGATTGAACCTTGAGTTTTTTTAAAAACGTAATACGCAGCTAAGGTGCTAGGGCCGTGAAGGGGGAACGAGTGAGCTGATACCCATAATGACGTGATTTTTTACGTGTGGGTGGTTGAGTAGCCCAGAGACTAGCTCAGCTGATTAAAAACGTGACATTATTTGGGTGGCATGCTCAAAGAAGCGCCGGAATCATCTCAATAGCCCGCCTACGAATTGATTATGAGCGGGTGTTATCGACACCTTACCTTCTGATGCCGAATTGCAAGGTCTGCCAAAGCAACGCTGGCAACGAATCACGAAACACTTCTATTAGGCTGCAATTTACCTATGATCAAGGTTAATTTGGACCAGCTACGCCAGCGCTTTTCAAAAATTGATCAACGTCGACAGTATTTTGAATGGAAGTCGGCGCAGCCCACTCGCTTGGCGCGCCATGAGGTATGGCGTCACGATTATCTGGCGCGCCCATATTTGTTAGGAGCGTCAGAAGATCGAGTGGCAGAACGCTTTCGAAATATATTCCTGAACGTAATGGAAATCGGGCCAGAGGGCACGCTCTGCCCTGTGCCAATGGCGGAAACCGATGAGTTCATGCAAGTATTCACACATATGTTAGAAGAGTATGGGGCTAGGGCAGATGGCATGCCACCGAGTGATATTATTCAATCTGCGCGAGCCCCCCTCTTCAAATATTTCGAGCATGGCACGCCTACCGGGATAACATTGTTTGAAGGCTACAAACCTCCAACCTCGCCGGTTCTAGTCAAATACGGGAAGCGCGAATTTCTTGAACCAATGTTTCAAACAGGCAATCTGCGATTAGCCAACGCTGGCTTATACAATGATGCGGGACTACTCGATGCCGTTCGTGACGATGAAACCAGTAGAACGTTTTTCATTCCGACGTATAGGGAAAGACTTGCGGGTAAAACTCATATTGATTTTCAGGGCAATCGGCTTGAATTCTCCAATGATGACATCGTTCTACCGCTAATTTACAACGACTACTATCTCTTCAGCCTTTGTGAACATATTCACTATCGGATGCCAACGGACTTTGATGCTGATGCTGCCATCGTCATCAGAGACCCACAGATTTTCAATCAGCGCCTAATTTCCACCTTCTTGGCTCGTTTTGCTGATTGGGAACCTATGGTGGGAAAGGTTATTTATTATGACCCGTATCGAGACTATACAAAATTTAAGATTCCTGAGATGGCCAAGCATTTCGGCTATGCCTACCAGAAGGAGTTTAGAATAGCATTTCGACCACGCCGTCCTATTTCGACAAATTTAGAACCGTTGTTTCTCTCCGTAGGTTCAATGAAAGATTACGCCGATTTAGTTTATCTTTAATGTCGAGCGTGGCGCTCCGCCAAACAGCTACGCCGTTAGCCAGAAAGTGGTTGGATGCATAGATTCTACTTGTTTTTTGGCCAATCCAAATCCCTAAGCTTAAGAATTTCGTTGACGACGGCCTTGGAGAAATCAAAATAAATTTTACTGCGCGCACTATCTATCGCGACCTGTAACTTCATACTCTCGTTAATAAAGCTAGGTGCAATTCCGTTAATTAGCCTATCCAAACGATTCACGTCCTCTATCTCTGATCCTTCTGTAACCAAAATGGACGGATCTTTTGCAGCTAGCTCTGGAACAGAGTCTATTTCAAGCGATGCCTGTTTCTGCATCTGCGCTAGGTTAGTCAAGATGGTTTCGATAGCTCCTTTTAGATTAGAAAGGTCGTCGGGTGTGAGTTTCGTTTCGGCGTTACTTCCTTGAAACGCGTCCTGTAAACATTGGCCTGCGTCGACCCTTAGTAAGCTTTCTGCATAATGATTGCTCGTATCTGAGCCTAGAGCACGCGGTGGCTCCATGAGCCCTGAGCAGAGTGGTGCCGCGGAAATTATGCCTTTAACCAAATCGTGCCTATTACGCTCGTAGATTTCAAGTTTTACCTTTACAAGCGCAGCAGTTGCCGCTTCAAGCTTCGCATTTGTCGCGCTTAACTCTGACTCACGACGTGCGATGCTTTCCTCTAAAGCCGCGGTTTTGTACAGAGGTATTACGGTAAAATAAAGCGCACCTATGGTGAGCGCAAAAAGACCAAATTGAGAGATGTGGCTCAGCCGAGAAAGCCAAACATCCATATTGCTTGGGTGAATATTTTTATTCGTATGGTTCTTGGGGATATCAGGCTTTTCTTCAGTAAGCTTTTTTTTTCGCAGGCGCTGCATGCGTTTCACTCTCAAAAAAGGTATAGATAGGCAACCGCATTGCAGATGGCTGTCTAGCATTATTAGCCGAACTACAAGGCGGTTGCCTTCCTCAAATTAAAAACATCACCGGCTTATCTCCGTCAGGTTACTCAGGAGGCGAGTTCGGACCGATCAGAGTAAAACCACTTTCCTGGAGCTCCTGCAACTCAGCCATAGAGAGAGGCGTTTTTGCACGATCATAAAAAACACTAAAAAGGTCAGCAAAAACAGTTGGCCGTGGATCCTGATCTAACCAGCACTTGAACTCATCGATGCTGAGTACCAATAAGGGGGTGCGCTGCGAAAGCGGCTCCGGCATAAGAGTGACGATTACATAATCCCAAGCTCCTGGGATGGGGTAGCTTGAAGAGCTACCTTTGAGATGATCGATTCTGCGCTGAACCTTCTTTTCCCAGTCTCGGGTACGCTTCACATGCTCGTCAACAGCATCTGGCACCCTAAAATAGACAGGAAGGGGCAATGAATGGCCCTTGCCTTCAACCAATATAGTGTGCCCCGTTTTTGGATGGCGCAAAATCAGGTCAATGTCTCCTATGTCGTACCTGCCTTCCTTCAAGTCAAACTCCCGATCCACCTCCTCATAACCAGCACCCGCGGCGACCATCGCCACTTTATCTATGAATTGGGCCGATCTGCGCTCCATGTACTTGGCCTTAGCTACAGGGCTTTCTAGCAAGGTAAAATGCGCATTGCCCAAGACACTATCGAAGATTAGCTCAGGGCTGAAAATGGCGAAGCCTTCACCAAATAAGAAAGGGCGCCTGGATAAATAATGGAATCGCAGCTCAGTGTCGCTGAAAGCAGTTCTGTCAAAAGGATGATCACGCAGGTAGGTCACGAACTCTGGACTGAATGCGGCTTCCAATTCTGAGTCTGTGAACAACATAGCTTTCGCAATGGCGATGAAAGACTCCGCGTGCGTTAGATCTACGCCGCCACCTTCATGGAGACCGCATCTACCTTCAGCTTCCTGCAGACGCGCAACAAGCGCAGCATGTAGGTCAAGCATTCCTTTACAATAGACCTCCAGGGTGACCCCCGTAGCGGCTGCAAACAAATCTGCGACGTCCGAGTACTCGTCATGAAGCTTTTTCATCAGGTCAATTATTGGAACGATACCGTCGTTTCCTCCTGATGCAGACTCAACACGCAATCCGTAACGCAAGTACTCTGTACGCCGCGGATCATTAAGGCCAGCGGCATAGTCGACCATACAGTTCTGGCCACGGTCCCCTACAAGGTGCACGTTCGCGAAGTGCAAAACAATTTCGGTTTCGAACTTGGTATTGATATGCCGCGTATATTGGAAAATGGCGTTAACACGTTTGTTGTCAAACCCGTCAAGAGGTTTGTCCGCAGAGGTGTCATCACACCATTGTCCGTGCTTTGCTACCAACGCGATTGCGTATTTCAGGGACTCACTGCCCAGATCCAAGGAAACCTGTGCCGCGTGACTCAATTTCTCAGCACCGGGAACAGGCATGCTGAGCATTCGGGTGACTCTCAGCAGAAAGCACAATCGTAAAAGATCCCAAAGACCGCAGCCGGTAGCTACATTTGCGGTCAAAGCAATATCTTTGGTGAGCTCAGAGCGAAGCTTAGCGAATGCTTGAGCTCGGAGAATTTCAGTTGTTGCGGCATCGGCGGCGGCGGTCATCATTCGTCCATGTGAATAGGTTCAGATCAAGTATATCCATGTCCGAAAAGCTTCCTTAAAAAAGATCTCTGCCGAAAGCAAGTAAGTGGCGGGCGCTGAAGGACGGGCTTACAACTTGATAATGCTCACTCGTCGTAGGACAGTATTCAGCGCCTCTCAGCGTGAGTTCGGAAGGCTACAACACCCAGCGTAATCGCCTACATCGGCTACAGAATCCCCCGGCTGCGCACCTGTAAGCTCACCGGTATCTTGTCTCCCGTCACCACTCGCAGTGACCGGGCGGAGCAGCCCGTAGCACGTTAAGTTGTACATGCCTCTTTGACAGGACAGGCAGCTCCATGCCTGATTTTGATCGTAACTGTACGCCGGGTGCCCTCGGGCAAGCCGGCATTGCAAAGCTCCTACTCGGTCCCATTACCGGCGTACAGTTACCATCTTTTTTCACCCCCGCACGGTTCCATTCAAAGGGAGCGCCGTAGCGATCAGCGTCGTCCCCATCAGCCGGTGACCAATCCGGCATCCGCCTACCAAAACCTCTTCAAAAACACTACGTCGCCACGCGAGTCCGGCAGGATTTAAAGCGGCCAGCGGGTAAGGTCGCGCCCCCAGAAAAATGTTGGACGCTTCCTCGATCTTTGGAAAGCTTTCACGCGTTTAACGTACGCGTTTAAAGACACCCGCTGTTACGTCCTAACGGCTACAACACCTTGCGCCATTACCTACGCGTGCGCCAGAATTCGCCGGCTTGTGCGGCTGTGGGGCGGGCTATATCGTTTCCCTGTCACTGAAAAACAGTGATCGGGTTTGGTAGACCCGTAGCATCGACGCAAAGCGTCACCTTTGGCGGTCCTTTCCCAGGGCTGCGGTTTTATGGTGGCTATGCGTAGGGCTCCTCCGGGGGCGCCGGTTCCGATGCCCGGTCTACCAACCTCCGTATGGCCGCCACCCTCCGTTTGGTAGCGAGATGGTGATGGCTCCAATTAAGCTGCATCGGAGTTTCATCTATGTTCAAAGTTACGCCCAACCCCCCGAATACCAGTCCGTTACCCTACGACGCCTTTCTTGATCTTGACCCCAAGAAAATGAAAGAGGCGGCCGACCGCGCACTCAGCTTCTACCTCGACCCCGGGGTGTCGAAAACGCAGATACCGCCCCGCAAGCCCAGCACCATTTTCACCATCGACGCAGCGGTGGATGACGAAACGTTGCTCGTCGAGGCCTGCGAATCGTTGGCATCCGCCAGCGCCATGGTCAACGATCTCACCGACTTGACCGACGGCCCACGACGCCAAACGATGCTGGTGCTGCAACGGGTCATCATGTTGGGTGAGTTAGCGGTCAATCGTGTACTGGATAACCACAAGCCTGGGTAGTAGCCAGACGGATAGCGAGGGCGCTTGCGCCCTCGCTATACAAGAACCACTCAATGGTCGCTACTGTAACCATAGCCAGGCTAACGCTGGGCCGGGTTTAGGAAGTTGCCCATTCGGTCGCGGCTTTGGTGCCAAAAACAACGGCTTTACTTAAGAAGTCAGACGCGAGCTCTTTGACCTTTCCGGTCAACCCTTCCTTCGTTGCACTGATCAACTCATCACCCAAGGAAGTGCCTTTGTTTTCAAGGGCAGAAGGTAGTGCGTTGAGCAATTCCAAAGCGCGAGCAGTTAACGAGCAATTCAAAACCGTGCCATTGCTTACAGCGTTCCCCCTGCTCAGGTAGCCATGATCACCCAGCCATATAACGGTTGAGGTAAAAAATCGCAGGTCGAGAAATCGAGGAGCGTCAGAAGCAATCATCTGGTCAGCAAAGTCGTGAGCAGAGAGTTCAACGGGGACCGGAAACTCCTCATAAAGCTTGGCGAAAATTGCGCCAGCCAATGCGTTAAAACGCTCAATATTGGGTGCCGACATGCTAAACCTCCTGCTTTTTCTGTTTCGTAACACTGCCCACGTAGGCGCGCAAATGGACCCTTGCTGCGCTGATGGGGTTAAGCCCGCGAAGCTCCGTATAACGCTGGCTCTCATCAGGTAACGATACCGTCAATGTGTCGCCAAATACGCTGTACAGTGCGGTGTATTGCACACCGTCGATTTCAATGGTGAGTTCGTCTTCCATTACGGTCTCCGATCTTCTCGCTTTAGTTCATGAAGGGGCGCTCGTTCCCACAGAGCCGGGAACGAGCGCATGCAATCAGTTCGTTTTTAAGCAGTCAGGCAAGCTGTTAAACATTTCCAAGCCGTAGCTGGTCGCTACGTATTCGTGTTCTCCACGGATAAGCTCTTCATCCTTAAGCCACTGAATACAGTCGTTTAAAAATGCCTCCTCTGCCGCAGGGATGTAGTAGAAAGATTCAGGGTCTGTCTCGCCTTTTGGGAAGCCAAAATCTTCCGGCCCGATGCCTCTGTACACCGGGCAAGCGTCGATTAATAAGCTCATTACTTTATCAATCAGATCGTTAAATTTTTCTCTGTTTGACTCACTCATAAATCCATTTTCCTTGTGTTTTCGGGTCTGGTTAACAGGTTCCAATGCAACCCGGATCCTCTCTTTAAATCCGATTAAAAGCCAGTGCCTGCCACAGTCGACATCATCAGGGCTCTCAAAGAGCAACCCCACCGGGAGCACCCACAATGGCCGACACACTCAGCTTCACCCTCAAATTCCCCTTCAAAAGCGCCAGCGGCGACACCCTCACAAACCTGTCCATCACCCGCCTCAAACGCAAAGACATCACCGCCGCGCAGGCAACGACCAAAGACGAAGGCGTGATGGAAGACATGCTGGTGGCCAAGATGCTGGGCATCACCTTGGAAGACCTCGGCGAGTTCGACATAGCCGACTCCAAACTCGCCACCGAGGTGTTGCGGGAAATGGCAGCCGCAGGTGACGTTGCTGCAATCCTGGGACGAAGCACTGCTGCTGGTCCTGCGCCTGCAGCCGTCTGAAATCGAACGGCTAGACATGGTGGATTACTGGCGCTGGGTAGACGTGTGCAAGCGCGAGATCAATCGCCGGATCGAACTCGCCGAGCAATCGAGTAGCTGACCACCGTCACCAAGCCAACCACAAGCCCCGCCAGCAACGCGCCGCCCGCAGCAATAGGGGCGGCCGCCAGGGCCAGCAGCGGCAGCGCCAAACAAAACACCAGCACCGCCGCCCACACCGGCAAGTGCACCAGGCACAGCCAGGCAAGCCAGATCACACCGGCGCCGATGGCCAGTGCATAGAGAATCTTGGCGGTGCGTAAAGCGGCTTTTTCAAACATGCCCAAAGCGTAGCAACTATGGCTAACGAAGTCCTCGTCGGGTTAAAAATTGGAGCAGTTGTCTCTGGCAGTTTGAACGCGGCATTCGGGTCGGCTAAATCGACCGTGCAGCAATTGGGTCGCGCCCTCCATGGCCTCACGGCCAAGCAGCAGCAGATGGGCAATGAACTGTCGGCGTCGTTGGCCCGTGGCGGCACGGGTGTCGAGCGCCTGCGCCGGCAATACGCGGCGGTGGGCAGCACCCTTGATCAGCTAAAGGTTAAACAGGATCGCCTCACCGCCAGCATCGCCCGCGGTGAAACCCTGAAGACCAGACGTGGTGAATTGCGCGGTCAGGCCATGGAAGTGGCCGGCACCGGGGCGGCGTTGGGCGCGCCGATTTTTCAATCGATGAAAACAGCCGTCGACTTCCAGGACCAGACCCGCGACATCGCCATCACTGGCGGCTTCGACCTGGCACAAGAAGCCGATCTCAGCCAGGTGATGCGCAAGGCGGCGCTGCGGTGGAACCAGACGCAAACTGATGTCGCCAATGGCACCGCCATATTGATCGCGGGCGGTATTGCCAGCGCAAAAGAGCTGGCCGCCTACGCACCCGTCATGGCCAAAACCGCCACCGCCACTCGCGCCAGCATGAATGACCTGGGTTCGGTGGCCATCGCGCTCAACGACAACCTGGGCATTGGCGCCGCAGGTCTCGAGCGGTCCATGAACATGCTCGCGTTCGCGGGCAAAAGCGGCCAGTTCGAACTCGCCGACATGGCCAAATGGCTGCCGCAGTTAACACCCCAGTTTGCCGCCTTGGGCATTACCGGGGAGCGTGCCGTGGCAGAGATCGGCGCGTCGTTACAGATTGCCCGCCGTGGTGCCGGTAGCAATGACGAGGCTGCCAACAACTTCAAAAACTTCCTCTCAAAGATCACCGCGCCCGAGACGCTCAAGTCATTTGAAAAGGCTGGCATCGATCTCAAAGGCAGCATGAAGAACCTGGTCAGCGAAGGGTTTTCCCCTGCGGAGTCGATGATCAAAATCCTCACCACACACCTGGGCACAAAAGCACCGGCCGCAGCCGCCGAGTACGGCAAGGCGCTGGACATTAGGGACGAGCAAGAACGACACATCGCACTGGCCCGGTTGGATGAAGCCTACAAACTCGGCGCGTTGTTTGCCGACCAACAAGTCTTGTCCTTTGTCCGCCCCGCATTGGCCAACCAAAAAGACCTGAGCGACATCAAGCAAGGCAGCAAAGACGCCGCGGATAAAGGCGTGCTGGATCAGGACTGGGCCCAGCGTATGGGCAGTTCCAAGGAGCAACTGAAAGAGCTGCGCAACAACCTGACCGACATCGGTATCTCGGTCGGCAACGCGCTGCTCCCCGCGATTGTCGATGTCAGCCGTGCAGTGGTCCCGCTCATGCGGTCGTTCTCGGCATGGGCAGCGCAAAACCCTGATCTCATCAGGGGTGTGGTGGGCTTGGTGGGCGGTCTGTTACTGGGCAAAATGGCCTTCATCGGCGTTGCTTATGGGGCCAACCTGGTCATGTCTCCCTTTGTCGCCATGACCCGCACCATCACCATGCTCTCCGCCAAATGGACGCTGCTGCAGGGGATGTGGCAGATGGGCAAGTTCAAGCCACTCATAACCGGCTTAACCCGTGTCGGTGGTGGTATGCGCACGGTGGCCCGGTACGGCGGGTTGTTCTTGCGTGGCATGACCAACGCCTTGGGCGCACCGCTGATGATGATCGCTCGCGGTGGCGTGTTTCTGGGCAAGATCCTGAGCGGTGCCTTGCTGTTCGGGTTGAAGCTCGCCGGGCAGGCAGTCATCTGGCTCGGTAGGGCCTTGATGATGAACCCCATCGGCCTGTTGATCACCGGTATCGCGCTGGGTGCCTACCTGATTTACCGCTACTGGGCACCGATCAAGACCTTCTTCACCGGCCTGTGGGACGAGGTAAAAGCCGGCTTCAGCGGTGGTCTGTCCGGCATCGTCGGATTGTTGGCTAACTTCTCGCCGCTGGGCCTGGTCTACCGCGCCTTTGCCGGCGTGATGAGCTACTTCGGCATAGAGCTACCGGGCAAGTTCACCGAGTTCGGCGGCCTGCTGATCACGGGTCTGGTCAATGGCATCAGCAACATGGCCGGCGCCCTCAAAGACAGCGTCGTGGGCATCGGGTCATCCGTTAAAGGCTGGTTTACCGAAACCCTAGGCATCCAGTCGCCCAGCCGCGTGTTCATCGGCTACGGCGCCAACATCAGCGAAGGTGCCGCCCTTGGCATCCGTGCTCAGGCAGGTCGGGTACACACGGCCGCACTCGATATGGCCGCGCAATCAAGCGTCGACTTAGCCCCGCCAAACCCGGCGCAGGTCTCCAAGGCCAGCATGATGGGCAACGCTCGGGGTCCATCCCCAAGTGCAGGCCCTAGTGCCGCGGGCCAAGTGAATTTCCATTTCTCACCTCAAATCAACGTACCGGCAGGCGCAGACATGGGCCCCATCAATCAAGGATTACAGGCCAGCTACACCGAATGGATGCGCATGATGGAGCGCTATATCCACGACCAGCGCCGCCGCAGCTATGGCCCATCCAATCAGGGGGTCGTCTGATGTTTGCCATCCTAGGCGATATCGAATTCACAGTGGCCGGCGGCATCAGTGGCATGGAGCAAAGCGGCTCGGCCGACTGGGCAGAGCACGCACGTATCCAGGGCAAGCCCTTGCTGGAATGGATCGGTGAAGGGCTCGATGAATGCACCCTGACCATCGAACTGCACCCCGTGCTGGGCAATCCAGAGCAGCGCTTGAGGGCGTTGCGCCAAGCCAAAAGTGACCATCAACCGCTGGCGTTTGTGATGGGCAGCGGCGAGTACCTGGGTGCCTACGTCATCACCCAAATGTCCAATGCAATCCGTCGCGCAACGGCCGTGGGCCAGATCAAGGCGGCCACGGTTCAACTGAGCCTTAAGGAGTACACCGGGGCGTTTATACGCAAAGTCGCCCGACCGGGCCTGCTCGATTCAGCCGTTAACGGGACATCGGCAGCCGCCGCCGGTAAGCCCGGTCTAATCTCGCGGCTGATGCCCACGCCCAGTACCGTCCAAGCGGTGATCGGTCACGCAAAAACAGCCGGCAACATCCTCAAGGCTGGCCAGAATGTGTATCAGACGATCAAGAGCGGCAACGCCTCGATGGTCCTCGGCCAGGTTCCGCAATTGTTAGGCGTCACGGCCCGGGCCATAGCACCGCTGCAAGGGCTGAAGTCAGCCGCCGGGTTACTCGAAGACGGCGCCGACCTGTCGCAATGGGGTGAAAGCGTATTGGGCAGTATGATGGGCGCTCGATCGGCTCTCAATCCGGTCGACCTGGGCAACATCATCGACCGGTTCGCAGCATCTCACGAGTCGCTCGACCAGGCGCTCACCACACTGCACAGCGCCCGTACCCGGCTGGCGGGCTTGGCAGGCCAAGTCTTGACGAGGAAGGCCTGATGTTTATCACCCATGTCACCACCGAAGGCGAACGGTGGGACCAATTGGCCTGGCGTTACTACGGCGATGCTCATCGCTATTTACCGATCGTCCAAGCCAACCCTCATGTGCCGATCACCGCCATCTTGCCGTCAGGTTTGACCTTGGCCATCCCCATCCTCGAACCCGTGACCTCCGCCCAGGACCTGCCCCCATGGATGCGATAATCCCCACCCAGGTACCGCAAGCGCGCTTCGTACTGACCTATCAACAGCACAACATCACCCGTAACGTCAGCCAGCATTTGCACTCGGTGTCCTATGACGACTATCTCACCGGTCAAGCCGACAGCCTGGCCGTCGAACTGGAAGACACCGAAGGCAAATGGCGTGATCAGTGGTACCCAGGCCATGGCGACAGCCTCACCTTGTCCATGGGCTGGGAAGGTCAGCCACTGCGCGCCCTTGGCCGTTTCGAAATCGACGAAGTCGAACTCAACGGCCCACCCTCGACCATCACCATCCATGGCCTGGCCACCGGCATCAAAGCGGCGCTGCGCACACCCTCACACCACGCCTATGAAAACACCACGCTGCAGGCCATCGCCCAACAGATCGCCGCACGCCAGGGCCTACAACTGATCGGCACCGTCCAACCCATCCCACTCGACCGCCTGACCCAGCAAGACACCGACCTGACCTTCCTGCGCAACCTGGCAGCCGAGTACGACTACGCCTTCAAAATCACCGGCCATCGCATGGTTTTCCATGCCATCAGCACATTAGCCAAAGCGGCGCCAGTGGCAACGCTGGTACTCCAGGACCTAAGCAATGTGAACCTACGCGACCAAATCAAAAACGTGCCCCACGCCGTCGAGGTCAAACACAAAGACCCCGCCACAAAAACACTGGTGACCTACAAGATCGAAAACAACCAAACCGTCGCGGTACCCAGCAGCATGAGCAAAACCACCACCAGCGGTGACACCCAAAAAAGCCGAAAACGCAGCGCCTCGACCGAAGAATCCAAAGCAAAAGCCCAAGCCCAACTGGCCCAAGCCAACCGCGAACGCACCACCGGCAACTGGTCAGCCATGGGCCGGCCTAACCTGGTCAGCGGCAACGTCGTCACCCTGGTCGCAGCAGGAAAACTCGGTGGCCACTACCTCATCACATCCTCACAACACCGCATGACCCGCACCGGCTACACCGTAAGCCAATCAGTCAGCCGCATCGCCACCCATTAACCCAACACACCACAACACCTGTGGGAGCGGGCTTGCCCGCGAATAGGCCAGCAAATTCACCCCCTGTTCACCAGACTAAAATGAGCCCCATGACCACCCAACTCGAATACGGCGAAGTCACAGCCCTCGACCACAAAACCTGCCGCCTCCGAGTCCGCCTCGACGACCGCGACGGCGTCGAGAGCTACTGGCTCAACGTCCCTCAGCGCAATACCCAAGGCACACAACGCCGACCGCTAATGCCCGAACTGGGCGAACAAGTCGCAGTGCTACTCGATGCTGATGGTGTGGGTGGTGTGTTCTTAGGCGGCATCTACTCAACCGCCGAACCATCGCCGATTGTGGATGAGGACACGGACTATGTGCGTTTCAGTGACGGGACGATTTCGACCTACGACCGTGCGGCCGGGGTGATGACGCTGGACTGCGTGGGGGCTTTGCTGGTGAAGTGCGGGCGCAACATCACGGTTGAGTCGGGTGAAGCGGTGACAGTGAAAGCGCCTTCGGCGACGTTGGACATCCCGCAGGTCACCTTGAATGGCGACCTGCGAGTGAATGGCAATATCAATTCCAGCGGTGCGATATTGGATACCGAGGGGAACTCAAACCATCATCAGCATTAACGGGCCAGATGTTGCCCACGTCATCCGGTGGGAAATTATGATCTTGCCTTGCCAACTCGCCAGAATCATCGAATACCTTGGTAGCCCAGGTCCACTCACCATCAACCAACTTATATTTTATGTTTTGAACAATCACCCCGTTCTTGGCAAGAATAAACACATTAAATCTGCGAGAACCGCTATTACCAAGCTCAAATAGCTTTGATATATGGGCGCTGTTGAGCGAAAGGTCTCCTATCTCGATGTAGGTTTCCGCACCTTCCCTCTGCGGCTCGCTACTCGTTTCATCATAGAGATCAAGGTCAATGACTCTTGCGGACACGTTGTACATTGGGTATTTGCCGTGGATTTCAGCAAGCCAATAGGATTGATCAGTACCTTGTAGGTTGATGCTAAATGCGCAGAAGCTATTGCCGCCGTTCATGTGACTGGTGAGCTCCTGTGTCTGCGTCTCCAGTTGAGAAACTACATGACTGACTCTGCTCTCAAGCATAGACAGGCTGCTTTCAACTCCAGCTTGCTTACGCACTCTGAAAAACTGCCCTGTCATCCAGCTGGCAAAAAAGAATGCACCACCGAAATTCGCACCAATGGATTGAACAGTCATGTCATCCAAGACGTATGCTGTCCACGCAATGGAAGCAAATAGAGGAACGCTGAATTCTTTAAAGAGCTGGGATGCTGTGCGCTTGATACTTCCCTTCAAAGCTCTACTCCAATCTTAGTGATTCAGCCAGATGTCCTTGCCTATCGTCCCAACAAGAATCGTTTTGACTAAATTTCGCGGCGTTTATGTTCAGGAGTGAGGGCCCGGATGGCCTCCAACTCCTTTTCTTCGGTGATGCAATGACGAACTGCCATGTTCAATAGGCTGAAAAGCGCTAAGGCGACTTCTGGTGAGTCGTTGAGATTTACGGTCCCGGGATGTACAGACTCATTTCCGAAGATGCGGATGGTGTCAAACGCCTTCAGCACGCGCGGGGGGAGCCCTTGGTCTACAAGCTCGCCAATCTGTTTGTGGATGTCGCCTTTCTTTCCGAGAAGGTGATGACATAGTTTTTGCACGCAGAGTCGTAATAATGCAGCTGCGGCCCGGGGGGATGAGCCGAATACCTGCCGAGCTTCCTCGAAATCGATCCTAATATCCTCGGGCATATTCTCTTCATGTATCGGTGCCTGAGAAACCGCTGGAAATACGAGTTGGTAGTCCATGGAAATTAGCCCTAACGTAAATTTAGGCGCGTTTCCATCAGTACGGACCCAGAGACTGAAATCATCGCAGCCTTGGCAGACGGCCATCATTACGTATTTGTGAGGGTACTTTCCTGAGTTTGATGCTGCCCAGTCCATGGATGAGTAGGCCATGCAATGTGGACATGTGAATCTTTGAGCATCATATACGGGCGGATGATAATTCTTGGACATGACGTACTCTCTAAAATTGAGGAACTAATCAGCGATCTTCCTTATAGCGGAAGGACTCCTTAAACTCGATTAAAAGTCGAGGCTCTTCGAATTCCGCACCATGGGCCCATGACAACGCCCATCCCCCACACCAGCATCACCGCCGCTCACTGGCAGCCCGCTCTCGGTACTTCCGGCGAGGTCGTCGAGGGTTTGCGCGATATTGACCAATCCATTCACATCATCCTGAGCACACCCAAAGGCAGCGACCCCCATCGCCCAGAGTTTGGCAGCGACCTGCACCTGTACCTCGACTGGCCCACCAACCGCGTCACGCCGCATCTGGTGCGCGAGGCGGTCGACGCGATTCGCCACTGGGAACCCCGCGTCTCAGTGGCCCAGGTGAAAGTCCAGATCAACGCGGCGCAGATCATCGTGCAGGTGCATTGGCGCGTAGCCGGCGAAGTGTCCCAATTGACCGAGGTGCCCTATGCGCGAGCTGCCTAAACCCGAATTCATCAAAATTGACCCGGCCGCGCTAGAAGCCCAACTGATTGCCCGCTACGAACAGAAGTCGGGCAAAACCCTGTACCCGGCCCAGATCGAGCGGCTATACATCGACCAGATTGCCTACGCGGTATCCCGGTTGCAGATGGGCATTCAGAATGCCGGCGAACAGCTGCTAGTGCGATTCGCCCGCGGCCCGATCCTCGATTACCTCGGCGAGCTGGTAGCCACACCCCGGTTGCTGGCACAGGCCGCCCGTTGCACCTTGCGTTTCAGCATGCCCACGGCGGTGACGCAGCTACTACTCATCCCGATCGGCACGCGGGTCAGCACTCAGGATGCCAAGCTGACCTTCATCACGGATCTGGACGTAGTCATAGCCGTCGGCCAAACACAAGTGACCGCCACTGCGACGTGCTTGACTGTCGGCGAACAAGGTAATGGCTGGACCATCGGCCAGATCAGCGCACTGAGCAGCTCACCTTCACCAGGCCTGACAGCCAGCAACACAACGGCCACAGCCAATGGGGTAGCGGATGAAGACGATGACCGCTACCGCGAGCGAATCATCCTGGCCCCCGAAGCCTTCAGCAACGCCGGCAGCCGCGCCGCCTATCGCTACCACACGTTGGCTGTGCACCAATCCATCATCGACGTCGCCGTACATGGCCCAGATGAAGGTCAGCCGGACGGCCACGTTGCGCTGTACCCGCTGACGACCACCGGCTTGCCAACGGACAATCTACTGCAACGCATAGAAGATCAGGTCAGCGGCGAAAAACTCCGTCCGCTGTGCGACACGGTCAATGCATTTTCCCCAACTGAAGTCGTCTATCAGATCAAGGCAAACATCACGTTCTACGCCAACGCAGACCGCAGCGCCGCCATGGCAGCCGCGCAAGCCGCCGCACACGCCTATGCCGTCGAATCTCGGGCCGGGCTCGGGCGCGATCTGGTACCGGAACAATTGACCGCTTTGCTTCAAGTCACTGGTGTGTACCGCGCCAATCTGAAGTTACCGTCAGGCCTGCGCGAGTTGCAAAGCAATGAATGGGCGAACTGCTCATCCATCCAACTGATCGATGCCGGGGTGGCTTATGGCTGATCAGCCACTGCCACCCGCGCTGGCCGGTGATGAGCGTTTTTCGCTGCTCTGTGAGCTGCTCGACAAGGCATTAGCCGACCTCGATCTCAACGTGATGCTGGTTTACCTGATTGACCTGGTGAAACCCTCGCTACTACCGGCATTGGCCGATCAATTCTCGCTGCTCGATGAAGCGGCCTGGGAGTTGGCCGAATCCGAAGAAGCCAAACGCAACTTAATTAAAAACGCCGCCGAACTGCATCGTTTCAAGGGCACGCCGTGGGCCATCCGCGAGGTCATTCGATTACTCGGCTTTGGCGAGGTCACCCTCATGGAAGGGCTAAACGCTCAACCGAGCACCGAGTCTTCGACCTGGCCGCTGTACCGGGTCGTTCTAAAACGTGCCATCACCAACGATCAGGCGGTGTTACTGCGCCGCCTTCTATTGTCCGTCGCCCCGGCACGCTGCCGCCTGGTATCACTCGACTTTCAGTCAGTTGCCATTCGCTACAACGCAGTCGCGCGCTACGACGGCCAATACAACCATGGGAGCAGTTAATGGCCGATCTACCCGAATCCCCCAACTGGGCGCCTGGCGTCTACCAACTCGAAACATCCGACCCGGTACTGGGTGGGCCAGAAGGCATTACTAACCTACCGGCCAAACAACTGGCGAACCGCACAGGTTGGCTCAAGAAAAAAATCGACGCGTTCATCGACGGCACCGGCATTCCATTTGCCAGCCAACGTGAAGCAGAGAAAGGCTCTGATACCAACAAGCCGATGAATGCGCTCAGAGTCTTTCAAGCGATCGGCGCTAAGGTGGTTCAAGCGACGGAGCGTGTGCCGGGTATCGCGCGGATTGCGACTCAAATCATGGTCAGAGCGGGCACCGACAACCGCGCAATGGTGACGCCGGAAACGCTCGCAGCCATGTTCCCGTTCCGTGGCCGGATGGTCTACAGCGAGCCAGGGGTATACACCTGGGACGTACCCACAGGCGTAACTAAAGCATGGGTGGTTGTCATTGGCGGTGGTGGTGGCGGCGCTCGATTTACATCAATTCCGGGGCCCTCTGGTGGATCTGGTGGAGGAGTAGCCAGAAAGCTTTTTGACCTGCGCGGCGCCACCTCGGTAACGATCACGGTGGGCGCAGGCGGTGTAGGTGCGTTAGTGGATGGTGATAAGGGCGCCGACGGCGGCGCCTCCTCATTTGGCACCGCCGTAGTAGCTACGGGTGGGTCTGGCGGTTTGATCGATGGCAATGCACCACACGGGGGGAAAGGTTTTGGTGGTGATGAGAACCACTGCATAGGACTTGCCGGCCACGCTATTGGCGCTGCCAACAACAAAGGCTTTCTCGGGGGCGCTGGCGGCGGTGGAGAGTCCGGGCCGACGTGGAATGACAACCGCAAACCCCTGACTCCGGGACATGGTGGCGGTGGACGTGGTGGCAGCGCGGCGCCTAATGGCGCAGATGGCCAGGTAACAATCCAATGGTGATGAGCATCTGGGCACGAACATAACGCGCAACAGTGGCTGCTGCGTGGCTGAAGGGACTTACGCAGTGGTCTTGCTCGATCGGATATGGGAGACAACGCAAGGGGCGTAACCATGCAGGAAATCCGCTGTGGCGAATGCCACCGCAAACTCGCCGCCGTCCGCGGCTTCATCGAACTACAAATCAAGTGCCCGCGCTGTCGGACACTCAATCACCTGAAGGCCCCGAGCCTCCTATCCGAATGCCCTGAGCATCTGCCCATAGAAGCGCAGAAATGCCCCAGCCCACCATTGGAAGCCTGTTCGCAGGCATAGGAGGTTTTGATGTCGGATTCGAAAACGCAGGCTACCGCACCGCCTGGCAAGTGGAACTCAACCCCATCAACCGGGCTGTCCTTGCCGATCGATTTCCACACGCCATCCAGTTCGAAGACGTCCGCCACTGCGGCGCACACAACCTCCGTCCCGTCGACGTCATCACCGGCGGCTTTCCCTGCCAAGACATCAGCCTTGCCGGCGCCAGACCCAGCAACAAAGAAACTCGAGGCCTGCGAGGCCAACGCAGCGGCCTATTCTGGGAAGTCATACGAATCCTCAAAGAGACACAACCTCGCTGGGTGGTGCTTGAGAATGTCGTTAACCTGCTCGCTATCAACGATAGCCAAGACTTTGAAACAGTCATCCGGGCCCTTGCGCAATGCGGGTATGTGGGATTTTGGCGAGTGCTTAATGCTCAATATTTCGGAGTCCCCCAGCAACGTCGTCGCGTATTCCTGGTTGCAGGTTACAGACGAATGCCCCCCATGGAGCTGCTGGCTGACGCCGCGCCAGTGGAAGCAATACCTCCAGCGTCTAGCAAGATCGCGTGGCCACGCCCAGCGGATGCATGGGCTGCCAATACTCTATTGGCAAACAAAGCAGGCTCACAAATCGCTATGGGCTGTACCACTTTCGTCGCTCAACCGAACGGATGGCATCAGATGGCTGAGCGGCAGCGAGCGTCTGAAGATGATGGGCTTTGCCTCGGACTGGATGCGTCCAACCTTGCAGAGGCTTTCGCTGCCGGAAACGCCGTCGTTACGCAAATCGCGCAATGGATCGCCGAAAAACTAA